GGCCGCCACCAGCGCCGTCACCGTGGGCGCGAGGAACCCGATCAGCAGCGGCAGCAGCGTCGCCGCGTCCTTGTCCCCCACCGCGGCCAGCGCCACGATCCCCGCGATGCTCGCCACGACGATCACCGTCACCGCCCAGATCGCCCCGCCGCCCTTCATCGCCCGTCCCTTCCCACGCTCCGCGCACCGCGCGCCCGGCATGTCCACATGGCCGTCTCCATGGTCAGGCTCCGGTGTCGCCCGTCAGGTAGTACAGGTTTGCCCCGTACGCGATCAGCTCCACCACCGCCGCCGGCCCCGCCGTCTTCGTGTAGCCCAGCCGGTTGGTGATCCCCACCCCGGACGCCCCGGACAGCGTCACCCGTCCCCCTCCGCCCTGGACGATCTGGCAGCGGAATCCGCCCGCCAGTCCGGCTGGCACCTGGACCGCGATGGCGTTGGCGTTGGTGCAGCGGACCAGCGCCCCGCGGTCCGTCTCCGCGAGCGTGTACGACGTTCCCGTCTGGTCGTTGACCGTGATGCCCAGCAGCGCGTTCGCCCGCTGCTGGACCGCGACAACGGCGTCCGCGAGCACCCGGTGATGCGCGGCCAGCGGCGCCAGGATCACCGGAGCGCCGATGGCGTGCGCGGTCGCCGGACCGTACCCGTCGTCCTGGAACGCGCCGCGGATGCACCCCGTGAGGTCCGTCTCGGTCAGTCCCGCGTAGACGATCACCTCATCCTCGACCAGCACCGCGCCGTCCGGCGGGAAGCCGGCGGTCGAGATCAGCGGCACCACGGTGTCGGTCGCACCGACCGGGAACCGCAGCGCCGTCGACCGCAGCGCCCGCGCCCGCAGCAGCGTCGACGCGGTGTCCACCGCTCCCGGATAGTCGCTGTACCCGATCGCCATCCCGCCCCTCCTATCCCACCGTTCCGCCCAGCGTCTGCCGGACCAGCAACTCGAGCAGCGCCTCCAGGGTGAGCGACGTCGGCGTGCCCGATGCCGTGGTGGTCGCCACCGGCACCTTCAGTTGGCGGATGTCGTCCCACTCCACCGTCATGTCGTGCGCGTGCGACGCCAGCGCCGGCGAGAACGCCAGCTTGTCCTGCCGGATGGTGCCGTCCGCGATCTTCGCCCCAGTCACCGCCCCGTCCGCGATCTTGCCGGTCGTCACCGCGCGGTCCTGCAGCTTCGCCGTCGCCACCGACGCGTCCTGCAGCGACAGGTCCGGGATCGCCCCCGGCGCCAGCGTCTCCCGGGTCACCGACCCCAGCGCCAGCTTGCCCGTCGTCACCGCCCGGTCCTGCAGCTGCGCCGGCCCGACCGCGCCCGCCGCGATCCGGTCCGCCGTCACCGCCCCCGGCTCGATGTTGCCGGTTCCCACCGCGTCCGTGCCGAGCTCGCGGCGCGTCACCGACCCCGCGTCGAGCGGCTCGGCCGCCGTCGACGGGACCGCCTCCGCCGCCTCCGCCGCGGCCGCCTCGGCCTGCGCCCGCACCGCCTCCGGGGCGACCGGATCGGCGCCGTCCGCGGCCGGCGTCGAGTACCCCGACAGCGTGCCCTCGATCATCGGACGGATCACCGGGCAGACGGCCACCAGCTCGTTCGCCATGGTCTTCACCATCAGCACGCGCTGGAACGGCGCGAACGCGGAGCTGGCGGAGCGCGCGACCGGCACCCGCCGCACCTGCTCCTCGTGGTCCAGCCGCACCCGGATCGCCCCGTTCGGCTCAACCCACGACACCGTGCCCATCACCGGCGACGACTGCGCCACCACGTCCTCCACGATGTCGCGGATGATGCGGACGATCGCCTCGTGCTCGCTGGACGGCCGGACCGTCATTGGATCACCTCCGCCACGCCGACCACGCCGTACACCTTCGCCAGGTCCAGCTCCATCCAGGCGTCAGACGGCGTGAACCCGTAGCTCGCCCGCTCGACGTACCACTTGCCCGTGATCGCCGGACGCCCGTCGGCGTCGAACACCGCCATGCCGACCACCTCGCGCCCGAGGTCGAGATGCGGCTCCGGCACCACCCGCACCCGCGCCGTCCGGTTCTTCAGCGACAGCGACTCGGCCAGCGCCCGCGCCACCTGCGCCGCGTACTCCGGGTGATCGAGGAAGCGGTTGGCGATCATCCGGGTCGCCCGCCGGTTGCGTCCCGTCGAGCCGCCGGCGAATGACCGGTAGTTGTCGGAGTCGGTGATCCGGTACCGCACCGCCATCGGCGCGTCGGGCCGGTCGTTGACGAGCAGGATCTCGTTGGTCAGCCCGTCGCCGATCGGCGTCGTCTCCACCGTCGAGATCACGTCGCCGAACAGGCCGCGGTCGATCCGGTTCCCGAGCTCGTACCCGGCGGGCGCGTTGGCGGCGTAGGTCCGCACCGGCGACCGGCTGGCCAGCGTGTCGTTGAGCCGCCGCGTGGTGAACATCCCGGTCCGCGTCGTGTACAGCGGGCTGCAGCCGGCGGACAGCAGGATGTCGTTGATCACCGACAGCCGCGACGCCCCCTGCTCGAACTCCGCGGCCTCCGAGAACACCGCCGGCTGGTTCGCGCTGTCCGTGGCCGTCGGCAGGAGATAGCGGCGCGGCGCGTTGTTCGCCCCGTTGGCCACGTCGCTCCGGGTCAGCACCGCGCCTTCCAGCAGCTGCCGCACCACGGTGGTCTTGACGTGGTTGATGCCGACGGCCAGCGACCATGGCAGTCCCTGGGCGCCGAGCAGCCACAGCGGGTCCATCGCCATCAGCTGCACGGTGTAGCCGTACTCGCTGCGGCTCACCGGCGAGTCCATCACCAGGTACAGTCCCAGCTGCCCCTGCGACACCGACCCGTCGGGGAAGGTCACCGTCAGGTACGGCGCCACCCAGTCGAGGTACGGCGTCAGCCGCTCCCAGCCGTCGCCCAGCAGCGTCGCGTCCAGGCTCCACGTCACGTCCCGGTTGGTGTCCATCGTCACCTGGCCGGACACCACCCACTCGCTGAGATCCTCGATGAAGCGGTTGTCGTAGGTGGCCCGGTAGAGCTTCGCCTCCACCCGCAGCGCGCCGCCGCGGCCGCCGGTCGGCGTCGCCACGCCGCCCGTCCAGTACGGGACCGTCTGGCGCCACGAGGGGGACGCGTTCGGCACGCCGAGCCACGTCCCGGACGGGTCGCCCAGCGCCCCGCTGCACCACGCGGTCGCCTTCTGGCCGAGCTCGACCTGCACGCCGTCGAGATCCAGCGTCGCCGCTCCCCCGCTGGCGACGCGAACCCGCAGGTAGTCCAGCGTGCGGTCGGTCGCCACCGTCACCGTCGGCAGCTCCACCAGCGACCACGCCGACGTCGCCGTGACCGTCGCCGCGTCTCCCGGCTGCACCGTCCCGTCGGTGAACACCGCCTCCAGCCGGATGCCGATCCCGGTCGCCGTGCCGCGGACCCGCAGGCTGCCGACGTAGGTGTCGGCCTGCCGCGTCGCGATCCCCCGCATCGTCTCGACGTAGAGCAGCTGCCCCGACGTCGACGCCGTCCACCGCGCCGACTGCGCGCCGGTCCACGCGTCGTTGGTCGCCGTCAGCGCCCCCGACCACAGCACCCACCCGACGCCGGACTCGTACCCGGGATCCATCACCAGGTTGATCGTGCCCGGGATGTCCACCGGCCGCGACGGCAGGATGCGGGGGAAGATGTAGGCGGTGTACCCGGAGACGGCAGACCGCGCCTCCACCACCAGCGGGGCGTCGGCGAACGCCAGCAGCACCGCCGGCGTGATCTCGCCGCTGACCGTCGTCGTCGCCTCCGCCGCGACGTCCGGCAGGAGCTGGTCGAGATCGAGCAGGCCGCCGGCGGAGACGGTGGCGGTCGCCGTCGCCGTCCCGGTCGCGCCGTGCAGGCTGTTGGCGACGCCGAACGCGCCGAGGACCGTGGCGCCGGCGGTGACGATCGCCGGGTTGTCGCGGGAGGCGATCGCCGGCGTCAGCACGAACCCCGTCGCCTGCGCGGTGGATGTCGCGGAGACCGTGACCGGCCTGGCCGCCGTCTCGATCAGCGTCAGCCCGCTGTACAGCAGCGCGGAGGCGAACCCGGTTGCGACCGACGCGCCGGACCCCATGTTGAAGATGGGGAGTTCCTCGCCGATCACCAGCGTGCCGATCGTGAACGGCTGGGTGTGGTTGATCGCGATGGTGCCGGTGGTCCAGTCGAACGACCCGAACGAGGCCGGCGTCGCCCGCGACGTGAAGTCCGGCAGCGCGAACGGCGCCGCCGTGCCGCGGTAGATGTCGTCGGCCTCGCCAGCGGCCAGCGCTGGCTGCTGGCGGAAGATCTGGGTCAGCGAGGTGGCGGACCACGACGGCCCGGGGGCGGCGCCGAACCCGACCACCAGGTGCTTCATCGTCGCCGCGTCGTTGGGCGCCCCGACCGCGACCAGCGCCTTCGGCTGCACCAGGTACGAGGTGGCGAGGCTGGCGCTGCCGCTGGTGGAGGTGTGGCGGATCACGTTCGCCGCCACCGTCGCGCCGCCGATCGCCAGCACCAGCATCCGCGACGTCGTGTCGGCCTCCGACGCGCCGTCCAGCGTCCATTCCACCGCCGACGCGTTCATCGCCGTCAGCTGGAGCGACGCCTGCTTCACCGCGGTGTATTCCGCGGTGGCGCGGTAGAACTCGACGTGCTCCGACGCCTTCGCCTGGTAGCGGACGATGTTGGCGTTGGCCGAGGTCGTGTAGTTGTAGCCGGTCGGGTCGCGGTTGAGCGTCGCCGAGGCCGAGCGCCCGGGACGGCTGGCCACCCAGATGCCGCCGGTCCGGTACCATCGCGGCTGGGTCGACCGAGACACCACCGGCAGCGCCACCAGCGCCTTCGGCGTGAACCCGAGGTCGGTGATCGACACCGTGGTGCCGGACGCCGCGCCCGCCGGGATCGCCACGTTCCGGACCGCGGCCAGCATGTCGGTGCCGCCCAGCGCGAGGAACCCGTAGTTGAAGTACGTGGAGCCGACGTTCGGCTCCGTCACCTCCCACGAGAACCCGGTGCTGCTGAGCGAGGTGACCCGGAAGAACTTCGTGAACGTGGCGTCGGTGCTCGACCGGAACACGTCGTAGACCGTGGTGGCGACACCGGCCGAGAAGCCGCCGCCCAGACCGGTGCCGTGCGCCAGCGTCTCCAGCGTGCCGTTGGACCGCTCCACCACGAAGCCGACCGAACGGTGGAACGACCCGCCGTTGACCGATGCGCCGTCCGCGCTGTCCCGGTCCGCCCAGACGATGATCGCCCGCGGGCGAAACCCGAGGCTGACCGTTCCGGTCCCGGTCCGGAGCGGCCCGAGGATGTACCCGGACCTGGCGTAGACGGCCATCGGCTAGCTCAGGCGGACGAGGATCGACTGCGCCTGGAACGTCGGCGCCCCGTCGCCGGCGCTGACCGTGCGCGACGTGCCCAGCGCTCCGCTGAACAGCAGGTTGCCGCCGGTCGCCGCGTCCCAGATCCCGAAGTGGGTGATGGTCGTGCCGCCGGATCCGCTCACCCAGTTTCCGGTCGGAGCCGGGAAGCTCACCTGCGCCGCGTTGGTCACCTGGCGGCCGTCGCCCGACGGCGCGGTGGCGAGCAGCCAGTTCGTGTCGTTGGGCACCCCCGCGTCCGCCCGCGTGTACCCGTTGCCGGTGATCTCCGTGGACCCGGTGCCGGCGTCGGTCGGGTCCGCCGCGTGCAGGCTCACGTAGACCCGCGTCGGCTTCGTGTATGCCGCCGTGCGGAACACCTCGTTCAGCAGCGCGGTCTCCAGGTACGAGCTCATTCCCGCCATGTCCGTCCCTTCCTCGTCACGCGACGTCGATCTCGATGCCTTCCTCGAACGCGATCTCCTCGAGCTCCAGGTTCACGATGCGCTGCCCGACACCTCCCCGCTCCCACGACCACGACGCGATCCGGCAGAAGTACCGCTCCCACTCGCCGCGCCACACCACCGGGTCGCCCGACTCCACCAGGTCCTGGATCGCCTCAGCCCGCTGCTTCAGCGTCGCGAACTGGTCCGTCCGCAGCGTGATCCGCACCGACATCGTCGAGCTCCCGTAGCTCGCCGGCGTGGACACCAGCGTCGGCCGCCCGCCGCTGCCCCACGTCACCACGCCCGTCTCCGGGCGGACGAAGCTGCCCCCCACGCCGTCGGCCGTCCACATCGCGGCGATGCGCCGCGTGTAGCCGTCGTAGACGCTGGACAGGGTGGGGACGCTGAGCGGGATCGTCGCGGTCACCGTGCCGCCGGAGGACTCGGTCACCACCGCGTTGTAGACGCGCAGCTGCGACACGCGCCACGTCACCGGCACGTTGACCGGGCACGCGGTGTCCCAGAACTGCAGCTGCCCCGGGTTCGTGATGTGGGCGACGGTGACCTCCGGGTCGCCGCCCCATGACCGCCGCACCACGTAGCCGGCGAACTCCGCCGGCGGCAGTGCGGTCTGGCTCCATGTCAGCCGTGCGGTCGATGTCTCCACGTCGGTCGGCAGCGCGGCGGCGATCACCGCCACGTTGCCCACCGTCGCCGGCGGCCCGTACTCCACGCGGAACGTCCTCCTTGGCGAGACGCCGCCGGCGTTGCCGCCCGCGTCCACCTCGATCTCCAGCCCGTAGCGCGACCCGTTCCGCAGCCCCCAGCTGATCGGCACCCGCCACGTCGCCAGCGGCCCGCCGACCATCGGCGTCTGGCGCAGCAGTTCCCCGCTGCCGGCGTCGTACAGCCGCGCCGACCACCGCACCTGGGTGCCGCCGGACACGGTCCACGTCACGTCCGGCCGCACCGTGGCGACGGCCGTGTTCTCCACCGGAGAACTCACCGCCACCGTCGCCGGCGGCGTCCACGTGACGAGACCGCGGGCGGACAGCGCGGCCCGGTAGTACTCGCCCTGTCCCGGGAACATCGACTCGACCCACCACTCGTAGGATCCGGCCGCGGGCATCAGCGCCGCCGTCCCCGCGACCTGCCACCGGAGGCCGTGCCCGTTGAACAGCGCGGCCTGGCTGCGCTCCGAGCCGGGCGCCCCGTTCAGCGCCCGCACCCACAGGGTGCAGGAGAGCGGGCGCCGGGCGTAGTCCACGCAGTCCCACGAGAACGTCGGACGCACCTGGCTGACGAACGTCTCCCCGATCCCCGGCGCCAGGTTCGTGGCGTACGGCGCGTAGGGCCGGATGTAGACGCTGCCGTCCTGCACCGTGTCCGGCGGCAGCGGGTTGATGGGCTGGGGCATGCCCGAGTCGTTGGGCACCGGCGGCGGCGGTCCCGGGGACGGGGATGGGTCCGGCGGCGCCACCACGTCCTCGGTCTCCGCGAAGATCGCCCACGGCGCGGTGGACGGGTCGGTCCCCGCGCCCGCGCCGAACCCCGTCATCTCCCCGGCGTCACGACGGAAGACCGAGGCCGTTCCCGCCGCCTTGCCGATCCTTACGTCGCCGGCGCTGACCAGGAAGCCGAACCCGACCCGGGTGCCGCCCATCACCACCAGCGGGTCGCGGACCGGCATCGTGATGACCTTCCCGGTCGCCGGCGGCTCGAACCGGTCGGTGCGCATCAGCAGCGACTCTGGCCTGCCCGAGGCGTCGACCGACCAGACCCCGAAGGCGATCCGCGAGTCGGCCGCCTTCCGCTCCACCCAGCCGCCGATCCGCACCCACCTCGCCGCGCTGGAGGTGACGGACGTCTGGACGCTGCACTTCTGGTTGTTGTTGTTCGGGCCGACGCGATCGAACGCCGTGGGCGACGCGACCCGGTTGCCGTAGGTCGTCATGCCCACGCCTCCCGCCGGGTTCCCGTCCGCCGCGCCGCCTCGGCGATCGGAGCCAGGGCCGTGCCGACGACGAACCGCCCCATGTCCGTCCCGTCGATCACCACCGTCGCCTCGAGCTGCTGCGGCATCGCCAGCGCCTGCTGGTTCGCGTAGGCCAGGTCGCTGCGGAACGCCGACTGCCGCGCCGCCACTCCGGCCGCCGCCATGTCCGCGTAGCCCGCCGCGATCGGCTCCACCTCGATCCCCCGCGTCAGCTGCGACTGCACCGCCGCGGCCAGCGCCCGGGCGCCCGCTCCTGCGTCCGCCATCGCGCCCAGCAGGCCCGACCGCAGGCCGTCGCCGACGTACCCGCCGATGCGCATTGCCCACTTGGACGGCGAGGAGATTTCCAGCTCCTTCTCGGTCGCCTCCTTCACCTTCCGCGCGGCCGCTCGCGCCGCCGCCGCCATGTCGTCGCCCATGTCGCGCAGCGCGTCGGCGAATCCCTGCCCGTAGGCGGTGCCGGCGCTCATGCCGGACTCGCCGGCGTTCTTCTTGGCCTCGTCAAGCAGCCGCTTTGTCTCGTCGTGCACCCTGCGCTCGGTGTTGATCCGCAGCCGGCCGGCAGCCTCCGTGATCAGCGCCAGCCAGTCGTTGATCCGCTTGTGCTCGTCCTCGGTCTTGCGCAGCTCCGCCCGGATGGCCTCCTGGTTGTCCCGCTCCGCGTTCCGCACCAGACGGTCGGCCGCGCGCCGCACCAGCGAGGTCGTCTTCGCCGCCTCGCGTCGCTCGTTCTCCAGTTCGTCGGTGATGGTGCGGATCTCGTCCGCGGTCTCCTTCGCCAGCGCCCGCTCCTCGTCACGGACGATCCGCTCCTGCTCGCGCCGGATGTCGGCCGTCTCGCGCGCCGCGATCCGCTTTGCGTCCTCGAGCTCCTTGCTGATGCGCTCCTCGGCCGCGGCCGCGATGGCTGCCTGCTCTTCCTGCACCCGGGCGACGTTCTCCGCCGCCGCCGTCTCGACCGCCTCGCGCCGCGCCGCCGCAGCAGCCGCCGCCGCCTCCGTCCGCGCCAGCGCCTCCTGCTTGACGGTCTCGACCCGCTCCGCGGCCGCCGTCTCCGCGGCCTCCACGCGCGCCGCCGCCTCTTCCCGGATCGCCTCGACCCGTTCCGCGGCCGCCGCCTCGGCCGTCTCCCGCGTCTTCGCCGCCTCGGCCGCCACCCGCGCCGTCTCGCGCGCCGCGTCGCGGCGCACCCGCTCGAGCTCGTTGTTGATTGCCTCGGATTTCTTCGCCGCCTCGCGCTCCGCCTCCTCCCGGATCTTCGCGGCGCGCTCCTCGGCCCGCTGCAGCCGCTTCTCGGCCCGCTCCGCCGCGGCCTCGGCGATCTTGTCGCGCTCCTCCTCCGCGGCCCGCATCGCCTCGGTCCGCGCCGCCTCGATCTCGGCGATCCGCGCCTGCTCGGCCTGCGCCAACTCGTAGTTGATGCGGTCCTTCTCGTCCTGGAGCCGGCGCTCGATCTCGAGGATCCGCGCCGCCTCCTCCTCCCGGGACAGGCCGAGCGCCTTGATCGCCGCGATCTCGGCGGCCGCCGCGTCCTCGACCGACCGCGTGCGCTCCTTGTACTGCTCGTTCAGCTCGTAGGTCGCGGTGGTCTTCTCCGCGTCGGCGAGCTGGTCGATCTCGGTCATCCGCGCGTCGTACACCCGCTGCGCCGCCTCGATCTCCTTGGCGACCTGGCGATCGATCCGGTTCTCGATGATCTGCAGCTGCCGCTCGGCGGCATCGATCTCCTTCTGCAGCCGCCGCTCGATCGCGCGCTCCTGCGCCGCCGCCGCGCGCTCCGCCGCCCGGATCTGCGCATCGGCCGCCCGCTCGGCCGCCTTGACGGTCGCTTCCTCCGCCCGCCGCGCCGCCTCGACCTGGCGGTCGGCCCACTCCTCGGCGGCATCGATCTGCGCCTCCGCGGCATCCCGCGCCGCCTCGACCACCGCCTCCGCGGCCTTCTCGGCAGCGTCGATCTGCGCGTCCGCAGCGCGTTCCGCGGCCTCGACCGTCTCCTTCTCGGCTTCCTGTGCGGCCTCGATCTGCCCGTCCGCCTGCTGCTGCGCCGCCTCCACGATCTGCTCGCGGTTCTTCTCCACCGCGGCCAGCTGCGCGTCGGCGGCACGCTCGGCCGCCGCGACGGTCCGCGCCTCCTGCCGCTCGGCCTCCCGGATCACCAGCGTCGCCTCGCGCTCGGCGGCGTTCACGCCCTCCTTCTCGGCCCGCTGCGCCGCCTTGATCCGGGCGTCGGCGGTCGCCTCGGCCGCCGCCACGATCTCGGCCTCCTGCCGCTCCGCCTCGCGGATCATGTCGTTCGCCGTCTGCTGCGCGGCCCGCACCTCCTCCTTGCCGCTTCGCTCCAGCGCCTTGACGCGCTCCTTGCCGCCGCGCTCCGCCTCGCGGATCAGCGCCTCCGCCTGCTCCCGCGCCGCCCCGACCGTCGCCTCCTCCTGCGCCTTCGCCTCCGCGATGATCTCCTCGCCGACCGCCGCAAGCTCGTCGGCCAGCTCCTGCAGCGCCGCCGCCTGCTCGAGCGTGAGCTCGGTGGCGTAGCGGCTGGCGACGCCGGCCTCCTCCTGCGCCTTTATCCACGCGTCGAAGTCGTCCACGTTGCCGACGATGCCGGTGCTGATGTCGCGCGTCGCGTTGCGCCACCGCTCCGCGTAGTCGTCGGTGGCGGCCGCCTCTTCGGCCAACTGCTCCGCGAGGTCGGCCGAGAGATCCTTCTGGATCTTCTGGACCTCGGTCAGTTCCCGCACCGCGGCGTTGGTGCCCAGGATCGAGGCCCGCAGCGCGTCCTGCTGCTTCGTCTGCTCCGAGACCTGCGCGTTCAGGTCCGGCCCCAGCGCCAGCAGCGCGTTCACCTGCTCGACGTACTCGGCCGGCCCGATCTTCCCCTTGACGAACTCCTCGGTCAGCCGCGCCAGCGACTCCCGGATCGCGTCCTGCGCCGGACCCGTGAACTCGATCGCCGCCTGGTACGCCTGGTATGCCGGAGTCAGGTCGTCAAGCGTCGCCCGGTTGGCTTTGAGCAACTGGTCCGCGGCGGTGACGAAGGATCCAAACTCGTTGAGGCTGCCGCCCGCCTTGACCGTCGCCTCCGCGCTGTCGATCAGCGCCGCGTTGTAGCCGTTCACCGCGTCGCCGAAGTCGAACGCGGAGCGGATGCCGGGCGGGTATGCGCTCGCCAGTTCCTCGAACCGGATCGTGTAGCCCTGCAGCCCGCTGGCCGAGAGCGTCGCGTCCAGCGACCCGAACACCGCGTCGGCCCGCTCGGCCAGCGCCGTGGCCTCGTCGACCGCCCGGTTCGCCTCTACCCATGCCTTCGCGAACAGCCCGATCGCGGCGACCACGCCGGCCACCGCAAGCCCCATCGGACCGAGCGCGCCGTTCAGGATGACGCTGCTGGCCTTCGCCGCATCGAGCGCCGTCTTGAATGTCTTGAGCGCCGTCACCGACTCTGCCACCTGCCCCGCGAACAGCAGCGTGGCCCCACCGATCGCGGTGAGCACGGCGGCGGCGCCGCCGATCCCGCCAACCAGCGCCTTCAGCGCCGGCGGCGCGTCGTTCAGCTTGCGGATCAGGTCCGTGAACCCTTCCACCACCGGCTGGATGATCGGGATCAGTTCCTTGCCGACCGAGATCGCCAGTGACTCGGCCGCCCCCCGCAGCTCCTCCAGCGACCCGCGCAGGCCGGAGTTCCGCGTTGCCGCCTGCTCCGCCACGGTGCCCGCGGCCTCCATCGCCCCGCTGAACTCGTCGATCCCGCTGGTGCCCTGGGCGTAGACGATGCTCGCCGCCCGCACCGCGTCGGTCCCGAACAGCACCGCCAGTGCCGTCTGCCGCTGTTCCTCGGTCAGCCCGGCGAGCCCGCCCTGCAGCTCCCCCGCAACTCCTTCCAGCCCGATGAACTCGCCCTGCGCGTCGAAGAAGCTGATGCCCAGCTCCTCCATCGCCGCGGCCTGTTCCTTGGTCGGGTCAAGCATCGCCAGCAGCATGGTCTTGAAGCTGGTTCCGGCGTCGCTGCCCTTGAGCCCGGCGTTGGCGAAGATGCCGAACTGGGCCGTCAGCTCCTCCACCGGGATCCCGAACTGCTCCGCCACGATCGCGGCCTGCGAGAAGGCCTGCCCGAGCTCGCCGACGTCCGTGGCCGAGGCGTTGGCCGCCTGGGCGAACAGGTTGCTGATCGCGACCGCCTTCTCGCCCGCGGTGTTGAACCCGGTCATCGAGTCGCCGAACACGTTGAGCGCGTTGGCCATGATCTCTGCGGCCTGCGGCACGCTGGTGCCCGTGGCCGCCGCCAGGTCAAGCGCCGACTGGGCGGCCCCGTCCAGCACGTCCTGCACCGGCAGGCCCGCCTTGATCAGCTCTTCCATTCCGGCCGCGGCCTCGGAGGCGCTGAACCTGGTGGACGCCCCCATGTCCAGCGCGGCCTGCTCGATCTCCGCCAGCCTGGCCTGCGCCGCCGCCCCGCCCACCGCCGCGATCGCGTTCAGCTGCGCATCGAAGTCCGCCGCGGCGGTGACTGCGATCGCGAACGGCGCCGTCGCGGCCGCGCCGAACGCGGCAAGCCGCAGCCCGACGTCGTCGACCGCCCTGCCGAGCGTCGCGGAGGCGGTGCCGAGGTCGGCCATCGCCGCCTTCGCCGCGTCGACGCCCTTGCGGTCGAACCCGATCTCGATCAGTCCCCTCGCGGTCCCCAGGTCCATGCTCAGCCCCCTCGCCGCTCCCTGCGCACCGCGCCCGGCACCCTACGCATCGTCTCCCCAGACCGCCGCCCAGTCGTCGTCGGTCGGCGCCTGAAACCAGGGCATAGCCCCGAGTCCCGCATCTGGCTCCGCGCCCGCGTCGATGCCCAGCATCGCCAGCAGCTCCGCCTCGGAATACCGCGGCACCCGCACCGTCGGCCGCGCCTTCTTTCGCTCAGGCGCCGGCCGCTCCACCGTCTCCTGCCGCATCGCCTCGAACCGGTTCGCGAACGACACCACGGCGAGATCGAACGCCAGCCGCGCCTTCGGCCCGTACCCCGCCGCCTCCATCTCCAGCAGCCCGCTCGGCCGCTGCGGCAGCCGGCACAGCTCCACCAGCTGCATCGCCTGCCACCCTTTCACGGAGAAAGGAGGCGATCTTCGCCATCTCCTCCCGCTCCGTCCCCATCACCAGCCCGAGGTACTTCTTCCGCTCCTCGACGTGCAGGTCCGTCACGACCCAGCAGTCGTCCGACCCGTCGAGCTCCTCCTCGGTCAGCACCAGCCGCGGCGACACGAACCCCGCGATGCAGAACGCGTTCGCCAGCGCCTCGTCCTCGCCCACCGCCCGCAGCAGCTCCGCGAAGCCCCGCCCGCGGCCGCCCGCGCGGTCCGCCCCCGCCAGGCTCGCCGTCAGCTGCCCCTGCAGCGCCGGCGGGATTCCCGCCAGCATCGTGCTGTCCGCCAGGCTCAGCAGCTTCACCCGCGCCTCGAACCCCGTCTTGTGGCACCAGAACGGCACGCCCTCGCGCTCCGCCTGCCGCATCGCCAGCGCCTGCGCCCGGCTCACCGCCGGCCGGAACCCGCCGTCAGCAGTGCCGCCAGGCACGGCGGAGGCCGAGGCGCCACCCGCCCCGGCCTCGCCCTGCATGTCCACCGTCTCCGTCATTCCCACGCTCCCTGCGCCTTCGCGCCCCGAGCCCGTCCGTCGTTCCGCCCGCCCCCCGCCGCCCGCATCATGCCGGCGGCCGCGGGCCGCCTAGCTCAGCGCGTAGCTGCTGCTCTCGTACTGCTCGAACTTGTAGAGCACGCTGCTGCTGTCGGGGATCGCCCGCGCGCTGATCTCGATCACGGGGAACTCGTTGTCCGCCATCGAGTAGCTCGGGCCGCCCACCCACTGGCAGCGCGGCAGCACGATCACCGCGACGCCCGCGTCCGCGGACTTGCTCGGCGCCGCCGCCTTGATCTGGTAGTCCGCGATCACGTCGGTGCTCTTGCGGGTCAGCGTCCGCACCTGGTTCGGCGTGGTGCCCGTGCTGGTCACCGTGCCGCCGGCCAGCAGCGAGATCGCGTCCACGTTCATCCGCCCCACCTCGAGGGTGAGGTCGAAGCTGGAGATCGACGCGGCCACCGCCAGCACGCTGTTGTCGCCGCGGTGCTCGGCCTCCTCGATCTGCGCCGAGATCTCCACCCGGCGGATGCCGGGCACGTCGGTCATGGTGCCCGGCGACCCCGCGGTGTACGGGTACACCTTGCAGTCGGTAATGCTGTACGGGATCTCTCCCGCCGTGTTCGTCAGCGGCATCCCTGCCTCCCTCGTCTACTCGCCACGGTCGAGGAACTCCTCGACCGGCCGCAGCGGCACGTACGCGGTCACGTACCCGCCCGCTCCCTCGCCCACCAGCGCCCAGCGGTGGTAGGCCGCGTATCCCGGTCGCGGCGGGCAGCACCGACGGTCACGGCACCTCCGCCTGAAGCCCTGCGGCGCGCCCGCCGCGTCGAGCTCGATCACCCCCGCCAGGCTCAGGCACCGCAACGGGAGCTCGGCCGCCGCCGGCTCCCACGGCCACTCGCCCGGCGTCGTCATCGCGGCCGCCCAGCGGGACTGGGCTTCCGGTCGAACGCCTCCATCAATCGCCGCCACCCGTCCCGGCCCAGCGGCCAGCGCGGGTGCGGCGTCGCCTCGCGGAACATCGGGCCGTCCCACGGGTTCCCCCGCAGCAGCTCCCAGTCCGCCCGCTCCATCTCCTGCTCGAACACGTCCGGCCCCCACACGTACGTCCGCGTGAACCCGTGCGCCGGCCCGATCACGAACTCGCTGCGCCCCGGCACCGCCGAGATCCGCTCCATGTGCTCGAACCGCCGCAGCCGCTCCACCAGCGGCAGCGGCGCCCGCCCCTCCGCGATCGCCCGCACGATCGCCGGGTCGTCGAACGGGCTCGGATGCCCCTCCCACCGCACGCGCACCGTGTTCACCGCCGCGGCCCGCCGATCGCCCCGGTCGGGCCGCTCTCGCCGGTCGGCCCCTGCGGCCCCGGCGACGGCTCAGGCGCGGGCGGCGCCACCGGCGTCAGCAGCGCCTGCGCCAGCGGGTCCGTCGCGTTCGTCCGCACCGCGTCCGCCGCCTGCGCCGCCGCCTGCGCCGCCTCCTGCCCGATCACGATGCCCGCGAGGTGCCGGAACACGTAGCCGGCCGTGAACTGCGTCGCGTCGGCCGGGCCGCTCGGCCCGTAGCCCTGCGAGGCGCACACCGCCGCCGCGATGCGCGCCGCCTCGCTGTCCGGAATCGCGAACGTGAACGTCGCCATGTCGTGCCCTCCTACGGCCGGATGTTCTTGTACGGGTGGTCGCTCGGCAGGTCCGCGGTGAGGCCCCAACGGTGGGCGAGGTAGCCCTCGGCGAGGCGCAGGTCGTCGTCGCCCATCGTGCTGTTGGTGACGAACAGCTCGTAGATGCGTCCCCTGAGGCTCTGGTTGTTGTTGTTGTGCCGCGCTCCAATGCGCGTGGTCGAACCGCCGTCCAGCGTCACCGAGTTGCTGCCGGTGCTCCAGTTGCCGTTGTACCCGACCCGGATTTCAGTGGCGCTGGCCCGCGACAGGAACACGGCGTCCGACCCGGTCTGCACCGCCGTGGTTCCCTGATGCAGGACTTCGACGCCGGACTTGAGGTAGGAGACGCTGAACGGCGAAACATCGCTCATCCGCCACTGGCGGCCGCCGGCCAAGGACGGCCCGAGGATGGTGCTGTTGATTAGGCCCAACGTGAGACGCACCACGGCCAGCGCGGTCTCGGTGCGGGTGGACCCGGAAATTGGGGTGTCGAGCCGGTAGTCCTGCACGTCGAAGGTCACGTACTCGTTGCCGGCCGTATAGCTCGGGCGAACGGATGCGGTGGTCTGCGTCGCGTGGTTGCCCTTGCCGCTCTTGTCGTCCCATTGCGTGACCCGTCCCGACGTGGCGGCGATGGTCCCGGTGTCCTTGCCGTCGAGCCACAGGATGAGGCTGGAGCCGAACTGCAGCGGCGTCCACCGCGGCCCGATGCTGCTGCCGGCCGCCGCCATGCTCAGCGTCATGACGTGGTGTCCCCGCTCAGCACGTAGGTGCTGGTGTCGTAGGCGATCAGCGTGGCCGCCGCGTACTGCCCGGCCAGCTTCTTCCACGAGGCCCGCGCGTTCAGCGTGACGCCCGCCCCGGCGTTGACCGTCACCTGGCCGGCGCCGAGCTGCACGAGCACGCAGTTGAACCCGGTCGCCAGTCCCGTCGCGGCCGTCACCCCGATGCTGGCCGAGTTGTTGAACGTGACGACCTTGCCGTTGTCGGTCGACGCGATGGTGTAGGACGTGCCCGTCTGCGCGTTGACGCTGGCGCTGTAGTCGGACGTGCCGGTCGGCCCGGTCGGTCCGGTGGCTCCGGTCGCGCCATTGGCTCCCGCCGTTCCCTGCGGCCCGGTCGGTCCGGTGGCTCCGGTCGCGCCATTGGCTCCCGCGGCTCCCTGCAGCCCGGCCACGCCCTGCGGACCAACCGGGCCGGTCGGACCGGTCGCGCCGTCTGCCCCGGCGGCACCCGCGGCGCCCTGCGGCCCCGCCGCCCCGGTGGGACCGGTCGCGCCGTCCGCCCCGGCCGTTCCCTGCGGACCAGCCACGCCCTGCGCCCCGACCGGCCCCGTCGGTCCGGTGGCGCCGTCCGCTCCGGCCGCACCTGCGGCTCCCTGCGCTCCGGACGGACCGGTGGGTCCCGTGGCGCCGTCCGCGCCGGCCGTCCCGGCAGCCCCCTGCGCTCCCGTGGGCCCGGCGGCGCCGTCCGCGCCCTGCGGTCCTTGCGAACCCGCCGGGCCTTGTGTCCCGGCAATGCCTTGAGGACCGGTGGGTCCGGCGTCGCCCGTCATGCCGATGGGTCCGGCCGCTCCCTGTTGCCCGACGGACCCGGTGGGTCCGGTCGGACCCTGTGCACCGTCCCCGCCTTGCGGGCCGGCCACGCCAGTGGGCCCGGTCGCGCCCGCCGCGCCCTGAGGTCCATCGGCTCCTTGCGGGCCCTGTGGGCCGTCGGCTCCCTGAGGTCCGTCCGGACCCTGAGGCCCCGCGATGCCCTCGATGCCGGCTGGTCCGGTCGGACCGGTCGCGCCATCGGAGCCGGCGGCGCCTTGCGGTCCGGCATGACCGGTCGCGCCGATGCCGCCCACCGCTCCGGCAGCGCCTTGCGGACCCGTCGGCCCGGTGCTGCCGTCGCTGCCGGCGGGACCCTGCGCCCCGGCCGCGCCCTGCGGTCCATCCGGTCCCTGCGGCCCGGCCGGTCCCGTCGCGCCCGTCTCCCCGGTCAGCCCGATCGGCCCCGCGGCTCCCTGCGGCCCGGCCACGCCCTGCGGTCCCACCGGCCCCGTCGCCCCGGTCGCGCCCGCCGGCCCTTGCGGCCCCACCACGCCCTGCGGGCCAGCCGGCCCCTGCGGCCCCACGATCTGCCCCGCCGACAGCCACGTCCCGCCCGCCGTCCACACGTACAGGTCGCCGTCGCTGTCCGCGATGAACGCGTCCCCGACCTCGCCCGTGTACGGCGTCTGCAGCTGCGCTGGCGTCGCCACCGACCCCACGATCACCGTCGAGACGCCCGGCGCGCCCTGGATGCCCTGCTGCCCCTGCGCCCCCGTCGGCCCCATCGCCCCCTGCGGCCCCGCGGCGCCCTGCGGCCCGGTCGGCCCCACCGGACCGGTCGGTCCCGCCACCGTGCTGTCCGCCCCGGTCGTTCCCTGCGGCCCCGTCGGCCCGAACGGCCCGGTCGGCCCCGTCGCGCCCTGGTTCGCCGCCGCCCCCGGGATCCCCTGCGGCCCCGTCGGCCCGGTCCGTCCCATCGGCCCGGTCGGCCCCGTCGTCCCGAAGAACGGGCTCGTCGGGTCGATCGGCTCCGCCCCGTCCTCGCGCGCCGCCGTCGCCCGGTACCGGCTCGTCGTCGCCGCGTTCCCCGGGAACGCCTCGCTGTCGCCCAGGCTCGTCCGGCTCTCCCGCTCGAACGACACCAGCGACCCGTCCGTCAGCAGCAGGCTCCACTGCCCCAGCAGCCGCTCGATCCGCGCGTCCGCCCGCTCCAGCGCCGAGCGCCCCGCCGCGTTCGCCTCCGCGAACACGTACACCTGTGGGAAGCTGTCCCACAGCCGGTATCCCGCCATGCTCGGGCTCGGGTTGGTGACTTCCCCGCCGTCGAGCACCACGATGCAGCGCTTCAGCCGCCCGCCCTGCGTGGCGTCGAACGCCGTCGGCGTGCTCCCCGGCCCGTTGCCCGGCACCAGCCAGCGGTCGAACACCAGGAAGCCCAGCCCGCCGGGCTGCGCCCCCGTCAGCTGCGCGTCGGCCTGCAGGTACGCGACGATCGCGGCGTGCAGCTCGGCCATCTATCCCTCCACCAGCCGCCGCAGGTCGTCCATCAGCGGCTTGGCGTGCGCGCTGATCGTCGGCCAGATCACCGGGTACGGCCGCATGGTCCGCGTCCCCAGCTCGAGGAACGGCAGGTACGGCGTGTCGCCGAACAGCCAGATCTTCATCAGCGTCGCGCTCTTCTCGGTCGTCCCGGTCAGGCTCTGCCGCGTGGCCCCCGTCCGGTCCGCCCACGGCGCGGTGCTCTTGGCGAAGCTCTCCATCTTCGCGGCGTACACGTCGCCGATCTGGTGCGCGCCCTTCGTCACCGCCGCGTCGTACTTTCCGAGCGACGCGACGAGCCGCGTCGGCGGCGCCTCCCAGCGGAACCCCCGCGACGCCATCAGCGCCACACCTCGAGGTCCGCCTGCGCCGTCTGCACCCCCAGCCGCGCCGGCGGCACCACGCTCACCCGCCCCGCCGTCCCGTCCGGCAGCGTGAACCGGTCGCCCGGCCGCACGTCCCACGGCGCGATCGCGCTCAGGTCGGCCCGCTGCAGCTGCAGGTTCACCGCCCCCGCAGTCTGCGCCTGCGGCAGCCGGTCCCGGAACTCCACCAGCACCGTCGTCGCCGGCAGCGCCGCGGCCGTGCCGTCCATCTCCACGTCGCGGTACAGCACCAGGCTGACCCCGCCGGCCACCGCCACCTTGGTGCGGAACCCGGTCTGGTTCAGCGCCGCCAGTTCCGCCCCGTCCAGCGTGGTCAGCCAGGCGTCGCTCACGAGCCCGCCTCCGACAGCGCCGTGCCCACCGTGATCGTCCCCATGCCGCCCGGCCCGTCGCCCAGCCCGAGCCCGCTGCCGCCGTAGCGCCGCGCCATCGCCATGCACCCCGCCGCGATCTGGCTGCGCTTCGCCTCCACGTCCCCGGCCTTCACGTCGAACAGCGCCGACGCCTTCGCCGCCTTCATCCGCCACCCGGACGCGATCGAGGCGCGGACCGACGAGGCCGAGTGCGTCGCCACGTAGCCGCTCGAGCCGGGCTCCCGCCCCTGCGAGTCCGCCACCTGCGACCGCGCCAGCAGCCGGTCCACCTCCCCGACGCTCAGCGCCGGGGCCGTCGCCCACTGCGTCTCGTCCTCGATCCGCGCCCGCGCCTCGCTCGCGTTCATGTCCTAGATCCCGCTCAGGGTGACGGTCACGACGCCGCCCGGGTCGGCCACGCCGCTGGCGCCCACCGCCGAGCTGAACTTCAGGACGTCGCCGGCCGCCACCTCGAGGTTCGCCGCGGTGCCCGAGAGCGCCAGCGCCTTCTCGTCGAAGGCCGTGAAGTCGTTGCTGGTGTTCGTGGTCACCGCCGCCACCGACGTGGAGCCGGAGCCGGCCGCCCCGGCGTTGATCACCGAGAACACCCGGTTGTTGCTGGCGTGCCCGGTGATGTTGCCGGCGGCGATGTAGCTCGCCGCGGTCACCTTCGCCGCGAACGGCGCCTTGCCGATCACGAAGCTGGCCGCGTTGCCCGCGGTCGCGGTGGCGGGCACGGCCGCCTGGATGATCTGCACGTGCGGTGCGGTCTCTGGCATCTGGTGGTCCTCCTAGAGGTTGACGACCCCGGCCACCCCGGGCTCGTCCGGTTCGTCCGCCCGGTCGCGGTCGGCGATCGCCGCCAGCACCGGGCGCCAGTCCTCGTCGAAGCCGGCGGCCGCGGCCGCGTCCCCCTCGAGCTCCCCGCGCATCCGCGCCCGGAACTCGGAACGGGCCAGCCGGCGCCGCTGCGCCGCCGACTCCTCCGCGTCCACTAGCTGGCCGGGCTCAGCAGCACGGCGAACGGGTAGCGGTTGGCCGCGGTGGACTCCTCCCACGTCAGCGGGTTGGAGACCTGCCAGCCCACGCGCATCACCACGCGCATCGCCTTCATGTCCTGCTGCATGAGGTTGTAGCGGATCGCCCCGGTGCCGTCCTGGATCACGCCCTGGTCGAACACCTGGAACGTGATGTCCTGGCGGACGCCGATCACCGCCTTGGTGAAGTCGCCAAGGATCAGCTCGGCGGCGCTGGTGCCGGTCGGCCACAGCCCCGGCATCCCGTACACCACCGGCAGCCCCTCGACCGAGTCCACCCGGCCGTTGATGTCCAGCAGCCGCTGGCCCTCCGCGTCGCGCGCCCCGCGCAGGTGCTGGCGGAAGGTGCGGTTCGCCACGAACCCGTTCGGGTCGTAGCCGTCCGCCTCGATCTTCGCCATCAGGTCGTTGATGTCCTCGGCGATGCCGCCGGCGTTCGCCGCGTTGGTGCCCCGCGCCACCGTGTGGCTGGCCGCGGTCGCCTTGGTCACGATCGCGTCCGGCTGGATGCTCGGCTTGTTGGTCCCGAAGAACACCGCCGAGTCGAGCACGCGCGCGAACTCGGCCTCGATCGCCGGCTGCACCATCCCCCACACGTCGTTGGCCGCGTCCGCGATCACCGCGTCCGGCACCGGCACCATGCAGGCGATCTCCGAGATGTTCAGGTACACGTTCGACCACGCCATGTCGGTGGTCTGCTTCTGCCCGGTGTCGCCGTCCACCCAGTAGGCCGAGGGCAGGCTCGCCAGCACCGGGAACCGGGTCTGGGCGCGGCCCACCGCGAGGCGGGTGAACAGCTGCAGCGCGGCGCTCTGCGCGCTCAGGTTGGTCATCAGGCTGGCCGACACCTCTTCCGGCATCAGCGCCTGGGTGTCGGTCCGGTTGATCAGGCTGTCGTACGGCATGTAGTCGGCTTCCCCTTCCCACCTGCCGGCGACGCGCCGGTCAGGTCGTGTAGCCCGCCCGCTGGCGGATGAGGTCGGTCATCGTCGGCGCCGTGTGGCTCGCCCCCGTGCCCTTGCCCGCATCGGACCGCCCCGCGGGGCCGAAGAGCTCGGGCGCGTCCTTCCGCGCCTGCGCGATCGCCTCGGCCAGGTTGGCCACCTCGCCCGTGTCGGTGACCTCGAGGTCGTCCTTCACGAGCTTCCAGACCAGCCGGCCGTTGCGTGCCCCGGCGCTCTCGGCGGCGTCCCGCACCGCCGTCTCCGTGAGCGTCCGGCGCAGTTGCGCCTCCTGTGCCGCGGTGAGCTCCTTCAGCTGGTCCCGCTCCGCGATCAGCCGCTCGAGGTCGCTCTTCTGCGCCATCTCGAACTCGCCGAGCCTCGCGGCCGTGGCCTTGAGCTCCCGCTCGAACTTGCGGCGGGCGTCCCGCTCCGCCTTCAGCGCCGCCTTCAGCGCGTCCGCGCTCTCCGGCTGCGGCGCCTCCGCCGTCTCGGCCGCCGAGATCTCCTCGGCCGCCGTGGTCGTGATGTCGTCCATCGTTCCCTCGCCGCGGCATCCCGCCGCCAACGAAAAACGGACCCTGCCGACACCGTCCCGGTGTCGCGCAGTGGCCCGTCGCCACTCGTCTCGGTTGTGCGACCAGTCTAGCACGCGCGCGGGATCGCGGCCCGGACTACTCCAGCCACACCCGCGCCAGCCCCCACAGCCCCCGCAGCAGCGCCAGCGGCCCCAGCCCCGTCCGCCTCCCGGCCGCGATCGGCTCCGCCGCGTTCCTTCCGCCCCCCGCCTCCCGCCGCACGCCCGCCACTATCGTTTCGATAGCGTCCTCGGCCACCACCGGCGCCAGGTTGCACA